AGAGATTCATCTAATAATTCTTCATATTCTTCGTCTTCTTCAAGCAAAGATAGAAGTTCATTTATAAGATCGTCTTCTTCTCCTTCTTGTAAAAGCCCTTCTAAACCGCCCGCATCTTCAGCTGGAGGCTCTTCAGCAGGTTCAGGGGCACCTATGTCTGCTGCAAGAGATTCGGTGTCCTGTGGCTGTTCTCCGCCGCTTGTTGGGTCTTCTTTTGCCTGTTGCTTAATTGACTCCAAATCAAGACGAAAATCTTCTGGATTAAATTCAAATTCCATTTCCATTTCAACTGGTTCATCATCAGCAAGAGAAGGATCGGAGGCAAATGGAATATCCATTTCTTCTTGAATCACTTCTTTTTGTGAGTTATCATTTCCTTCTAATAGCTCCTCAACAGCAGCTTTAATTTCAGAGGAATATTTGTCGATTACCGCCTGCTCTGCATTCTTGAGAGCTGCTTCTTTTAAAGCCTTAGCATCAACAATAGCTTGTTCTAACATAGATGACATCTATAATCTCCTATTTTTAATAAACGTTTATCACAATAAATAGTTTAAGAAACTAGAAAAGCCTCTAATCCAAAAGATAAGACGAGACAATAGTAAAGTTGATGTATTTATTACCATTATTATTCCAATTGTTTGTAGGTTTTAAAGAGACTGAAAAAACATCACTTGGGCTAAAGTTAGATCCTGTAAAATTAAAAACTATATTTGTATTAGCTCCTAATTGCGCATTAGCTATTGCAACAGTTTCTTCAGCATCTGGATTTGAATCAATTAAATAACCATCTTTGCCATCGAACCCGATTTGAACTGAAGCTGTTAAGTCTCCAAGATCTGCAAGACTTCCGCCAAGAGCATCGTTAGAACTTCTTATTATTAATTTATCAACACTTCCACTAAAAGGGCATACAAATATAGTATTGTAATTGACACCAGTTGTAGATTCTGATGTTGTATCATTTGGCAGTCTTAAGGTGTTAGTGTTAGGAGCTGATGCTAAGAAGCCACCTGTATCTATGTTCTTAATAAAGCTTTTATTTTCATAATCTAAAATATTCATATTGACTTTTAAATCACTTTCTATAATAGTACCTCCACTAACATGTAGTGTTTCTTGAGGATTTGTTTCTCCAATTCCAACTCTTTTGTTTGCTGTAAATCTAGCAACTTCTCCAAGTCCTCCACCATCGGTTGTTTGAATAATAATCTCATCGTTTAGTGATTGGCATCCAATTACCATACCTTCAGAAGAATCAACTTGAATAAAAGCTGTGTCGACTCCGTCTGTTTCAAATTGTATTTCTCTAAAATGATTTCCTGCTTTTCCTATTCTCAAGCCTTCTGTTTGAGATCCGCTTATATGTATTGGAACCGTTGTTGTTATTTCATTGTTTTCAATTTTTAATCTTGTTAAACCACCTGTTTGAAAATCGATTTGGTCCTCTCCAAAATCAATCATAGTATTTCTCTCGGCATCATCCGCCGCTTTTAAATCTCCAATAACTTGAGATCCTTTTGAATATTTGTAAGACATATATTTCTCCTTTTTCAATAAATAGAAAAAGGCCGAGCAAAAGCCCGACCTTCTTTTTGAGAGCAAAGATAATAATCTCGACAAGAATAATCTAGATTAGAATACTCTCCAATCATTTGAAGCAACATAGATCAATGTAACAGCAGCATAAGGAGACTCAAGAGTAATTGAAATTTCACCATCAATTGTTTGAGATCCAGCTCTGTTAATATTAATTCTACCTGTTCCGGTAATGTCAGCAGCTTTAATGTAAATGTAATCACCAGCATCAGGAGAAGCAGGAAGATTTACATTCCAAGTAGCATTTGAGTTATCACCAAAATAGTTAACTTTATTAGCTTCCAAAGTATCAGTATCAGCTTTTGAAACTGGTGTTAAAGTAACAGAATCAGCGGTAATTCCAGTTAATTGAGAACCATCACCAACAAAAGCAGAAGCAGAAACAGGCAATCCACCAGAAATATGTGTAGATGTGATATCCCAATTACTTGTGTAAGCTTCGGCTACCAAGAGAGTTCCACCGTAAACACTAGAAGCAGAAAGAGCAATAGAAGATTCAAAATAATCTTCAGCACCATTGCCAGAGAGATCAGCATTCGCTGTCTTGAAAGAAGCATAATCATTACCAATTTCAAAACCTCTACCAGTTTGAAGAGATGCATCACCATCACCAATAGTGATTAAAGCATCTTGGATCAACAATTGTTCAACAGAAGCAGAAACAGTAGCACCTAAGATAACAAGATCACCAGAAACAGTCAAATCACCAGTAATAGAACCAGAACCAGCAATAGAAAGATCACCCAAACCGTCCAAGATAACCGCCTTAGAAGCTGTATTGTTGAGACTAGAAGCACCATCAAGAAGTGCAACTTCAGCCGATGTCAAAAGAGCCAATGCAGCAGGAGCACCAGACTGCATTCCTGACAATGTGTCAAGATCAGCATCCCAAGCTTGAACGTCAGATCCAATAGCAACGCCGAGAGTTGTTCTTTGAGCAGACGCATCAGCATCATCAAGAAGTGCTTTACCAGCAGCAGTCAAGTCATAAGTAGCAGCGGTTCCGTTACCTGTGAATTGAATACCTTTGTCAGCAGCAGAAGTCAAACCAGCAATAGCAGCCAATTCTGCATCATAAGCTTGAACGTCAGATCCAATAGCAACACCAAGAGTAGTTCTAGCAGCAGAAGCATCAGCATCATCTATAATAGAAGCACCAAAAGAAGAAATGGTTGTTGAAGCTGGAAGAACTAAGCTATTGATATTCGCATCAGCACCAGCAAGATAGTTCAACTCAGCAGCAGTAGCAGATACATCAACTCCACCAAGAGCCATAGAAGCCATTTGAAACTTACCAGAGCCAGAAATTGTTGATACACCAGAAATAGCACCAGCAGAAGCGATACCTTGATCAGCAGCATTAAGACCGCCTTGAAAAACACCTAAACCATTTGCGCTAATAACAGCTTGACCAGAATTAACATCAAGTTCAGAAACAGAAGCTGTTAAAACAGAAGCAATATTTTGAGAGTTCGCATCAAAACCTTCTTCAGCTTTGATAGAACCAGAAGCAGTAAATGCTCCCAATTGAAATTTATAAGCCATATTATAATCCTCCATAGAAAATATGTTATAAAATAGAGCGCACAAAGCGCCCTAGGTGTTAAATAGAAACTAGTTTTCTAAACGACCAAAAATGTTTCTAGTAAATAAAGAATTTATCGGTGCCGTTTGAGTATAAGTTTACGGCGGCGTACGGCGATTCAAGAACGATTGAAGCTTGTCCGTCAATAGTTTGAGAACCTGATGCAAGGATGGTTATACTATTAGAATTGGCCAATCCTGATTCGTCTTTTACAGTAAAATATTGTCCGGCATCATAATCTCCAGCAGAAGGTAATCTTATTTCAACAGCAGAAGAAGCCGTGACTCCAAGAATTGTTGAAGAAACTGATGCAGTGATAGTTGTGGTAACTTGGGTTCTTGAATAGGAGATGCCTGTTTCAATTCCTACATATGCTGATGCAGACACAGTACCATTAACGGTTAATGTGTGTGTGGGGTTTATGGTATTAATACCTACCTTGTTTACAGAAGAAGAAATAAAGACTGTATTATCTTGAACTGCTTGGTCGGAATCGTTACCTATGAAAATGTGGCCTTTATCTAGATTCGGAGTAGCGTTAGTTCTTCCAGCACCACCAACCCTTACTTGTCCTGAATTATCTGATTTAAGAACTCTTGCAATATTTTGTATTAAGGCACCTGAACCAGTAGGTGGTGAATTAGTTAAGCTACCAGAAACTCCACCAGATCCTGTTTGAACGTACAAAGTGTCACCAGCAGAAAACATTGAGGTATCAAATCCATTAAGTCTTCCAAGAGTGACTATTCGTACTTCGTTACCATCATTAGAAGTACCATCAGCAACCAAACCCATAACTGGCATTTTTGAAGCATCATCAGCAGCAGCAAGTGCTATTGTAGGAGTTTGACCAGAAATACCTTTTACATAAACAGCTTGTCCTCTGGTAATTGTAGCTCCTTCATCATTTATAGCTGTGAACATAAGTCCACCATCTAAGAACTTTGCATAAAGGTTTTCATATCTTAATTCAACTTGTCCAAGATCATATTGCTCATCTGACAATGGCACAATGTTAGACGAAGTCAGAGAGCCATTAAAAATAGAAGAGCCGGTTAATATTAACTCTGATCCGTCAAATGTAAGATTTGCTTCACCGTCTAGTTCTGTTGTTGTTGAGCCAATTGTTACAAGTCTGTTTTCTGCCTGATTATTCAAAGCAGTTATAGCTGCATCGTCAATCGTTACAGTTACATCTCCTCCACTATTGGTTGCTACAACACCAGAACCAACAAAATTTAATGAAGAAGCGGAAGTAGTAACAATAGAACCTTCATCTTTTACCGTAATGTTGCCGGCTTCTGTATCAATATCAGAAAGTTTTTCATTTAAGTATTTTCCAACATAAAGATAAGCTGAAGCTGTGACCGGCACAATTGAAGAATTGAAATCCTGAATAAAGACAACACCGGAATAATAATCAATTTGCCAATCAATTGAATCACCAGAAGTAATTTCATTTGCTGGGTTTGAAGGATCTCCTTTATATAACTTTAAGAAATATTTATTTGGAGAAGCATTTGATATTAATGGGTGTACTAGTTGTAGAGCACCACGAGAGTCATAAATGCGTTTACCGTTCGTAAAAGATCCGGTGCTAGCATTTGGATTTGATGAAGTAGATTCATAGTTTGAAGGAAGCTTTAGGTAATATCCATGCTTACCATAATCAGAAGCTTCATCGCCTCCACCATCAGAATCATTAGCATCATATTCAGTTCCGTCAATTCCAACAATATCAAAATAAACTCTTTCAACTGTTGCAGGATCACCAGCAGAAGCTGAATACAGAGTGTAGAAAGTATCACCAGGGCTATTGGGAATAGGTTCAGCATAGATACCATCAGAAGGCATAGAAACATTTGAGGGTATCGATTCGTTAACATCTGATAACTTATTAGATGTGTGAGCTTTACCTAGAAGTTTCTTGGCTGCAAATTGGGTTGATGTTAAATTAGTTTTTCCTGTACTCATTATTGACCTAGTATGTTATTTGGATTCTAGATAGATAGCCTGTCCAGTCTTTATGTGCTGATATTTTGACAACAAAATATTGATCGTCTCTTATCTGTGATTGTTGGAGTTGTAGTGGAATTGCTCGACCTCCAGTAGTAACTGTTTGATTTAAATCAGAACCTCCACCATTGAAGATTCCAACACCATCAGTTGTTGGTTGAACACCACTTTGATAAGGTCTAATGCAATCCGCCCAAGCCGTTGATTTGTCATCAAGTCCAGTGTAAGTAGGATCATATGAGACTTTCATTTCAACTGTTATATTCTTGTTTGCTCCAAGAGTTCCCGTATAAAAAGCTCCAGATTTTGCTATTAGGTTAGCGTCTCCATACAAAGTAATAGTTGGAGTAATTGAAGATGCTCCTGATTCATTTCTGAAATAGCGATAAATTGTTCTCACATCTTCGTCTAACGTAGAATAGTTTGGATTAGATGAGGGAGCTTGGAGAGACCCACCATCAGAAACATTTCTAGTATCACCAGCAACTCCAATATTAAATGGAGAAATTGCATAACCATTTACAGTAACCAAACCATCAGCATGAGGAGCATTGGAAGCTGTGTCGTTCACTGAGATTGTGGAATCCCAAGTGTTAGCTGAAGAAGTTATAGCCGCTTGATTAGCATAATTACCAGAAACAATTCTGTAATCTTCAGTGTTAAAGTATTCGTTAGTATTAAGATTAGTGCTTCCGATAGAGCCTGAATAAATCATGAAAGAAGTCTTGGAAGCTGAGTTCGTTGTTCTATCAGATTTGAATGGATGCAGTATTCTACCAGTTACAGTTACATCTCGGTCTGTGAATAACCCAAGACCTCCACTTATTGATGTGGAGCTTCCATCGTACAACATTGTACCGGTTACTTCGATACTTGTAGTTTCACAACCGGTTGTATTGTTCAAAGCTGGCATTGAAGTAAAAGAAACAGCAGAATCGAACGTTGTGATTCCTGAACCGGTTATTCTTATATTTGATACGGAACAATTTGTTGTAATTGGAAAAGTAATAGCTGTTCCATTTTGATAAACATTTCTGTAGAAATTAGATCCTGTGAAGGCAAACGAGGCCGATGGATTTGAAGCAAAGTATCCAATTCCTGATTGGTAGTAAACATCAGAATGATCAAAATTATCCAATACAGGAACAGAAACTTCTGTATCATTTGCAGAGCCTGAAGGATCAATGATCCATTCCACATAGTTGGTTTCAGTATCAGTCCCGCCAATTCTATGAATTACTCTCGCATAGTTCCAACCAGTGTTTTGATCGGCTGTTCCTACTTGATAGGTTCCTGTTCTGTAAGGCTTTGTGTAATCTGGAATTCCATCTGTTGTCTCTGAGAAAGAAACAGAAGATAAACTAAAACCTGATGAATTTCCGTTAAAATCGTTTGTTATTGCATTGAGGTTTGCCAAAGAAACTGTATGAACTTCGGTACCGTTTACTTCAAGAACCACAGAACCTGTGTAAGCATCCTTAAAAGAATTAGCAGTGTAGTTGGAGCCGTTTGATCCAACATCTTCGTTCAAAGTTCCGTTAATTATCCTTGTGCTTGAGAAAACTCCTCGTCTGTCTCCGGAAACATTGTAAATGCTGTTTGTGTCAAAGTCCGTCAAAGAAATTGAAGATCCAGTTGCATTTGAGTAGTCAGATACCGTATTTGATGCACCGAATGACAACTTAACTGTGGTACCAGTATCATCGGCATCAATATCATCAAGAGCCAAAGATTCTGTCGGAGCAGCAACATCAGAAGCACCAAGTTGAAAATCCAATTGTGATACGTAACCCCACATTCCATTTGTTTCAATTTTTATTAAAACATATTCATTGTTAGCAACTGATTGAGTTCCAAAAGTCAGGCAATGCACAGAATTACCTGTACCTGTAGCATTTGAATTATCACTAGCACCATTGATGTAAGCCCCATCTCCATCATCTGTAAATCCATAATTAAAGGTTTCTGAAATATTCATCCACCCTGTCGACCCGGGAATTTTTATATAGAAGTGAGCATCATTAGGGTCTAGTCCAATTGTATCTGAACTAAATTTAAATCCGCTCTTTTGAGAAGTTATTTTCATATCTCTGATAACACCACCAGAGGTGTTTTGTATTTTTCTAAAGTAAGTTCTTATTCCTGATTCGCTAGAGTAATCAGGTTGTCCTGTCTCGACATTTGCAAGAGAAGAAAAGTCTCCACTAGCAGGCAAATCACCATCAACTGGATTGTACAATCTTCTGTTGAATTGTATCATTCCGTCATTGTATCCAGAGAGTCCAGAAGAAGTCATGTGCACTGTGGAGTCCCATGTAGCAGAAGAAGCAGATGCTTGTGTATCATAAGAGCCCGATGTTATTCTGAAATCTTCGTCAATAAACGTTTCAGAAAGATTTGAATTAGGATCACTTGTATCATTGTCTATTAGCATGCCCGTAATGGACGCTAAACCACTATTTGAGAGGTTTGATTTAAGTGGATGAGTTGCATTAAGGGAAACAGAAATGGAGCCATTTAAAAGCAAGTTTTGGTCGTTATTGACGCTTGCTGTAACTTGAGCAACTTTTGTTTCGTCTTCTCCAACTCCAAGAGCTGAAAGAGATTGTGCTGTAATTGGATCACAATTTGTTTCGTTAAAGGTTATTATGTTTCCATCCGGATAAACATTTCTGTAAATATTGTTTATCTCTGCTTTATAAGAAGCTGTGAGATCTGTATTGTATTCAACACCAGATACAAACTTTGAACCTGTCAAGAACACATCTTCAATTCTTGCGTTTGTAGCCGAGAGTGCTAAAACAGAACCATCAGGATCGTTAACCCATTCAACATAATTTGTTTCGTAATCTGTTGAGCCAATAGAATGAATAGCACGAGCATAGTTCCAACCAGCTCTTTGATCTTCTGTGTCAACTTTGTATTGAGCTGTCCTGTATTTAAATATATACCATTCAGCTCCATTTCCATCATATGAAGAAGCTGTGACTGATATTGAAGTAAAACCAGAACCTGTTGTGTTCAAGTAACTGTTTCCTGAGCCGAATGAAGATAAATCGACTGTATGGACAACTGTTCCATTTAGTTCAAGTTTTAATGAACCTGTCTCGGCATTACCAAATGCATCTGCTGTGTAAGCATCATAACCGTTTGTTGTTGATGCTGTGACATTAAAGTTTAAAACACCTTCGATGTCTTGTGTTCCGTCATAAATTCCAAGTCGTTCGTTAGAGCCGCTGGTTTCTGATTCGTAGATATTGTTTCTTGTAACAGTATCAAATCCCGCTTCTGTTGAGGAGTTAGCATAATCTGTTATTGTATCTGTGGAGTCAAATGAAAGCTTTGCTGATATTCCTGCTGTGTTTGTGTAATCAATTCTACTCAAAGAAGGAGCAGGACTTGGAGCTAAAATCTTCAAAACTTCATTAAATCTGTCAATTGGTGTTCCAATTGGCATAGAGGAAGTGAGATCTGTAAACAAGCCATCTGTGTAATCGCCATCTTCTGCTGCACCGATTGTAGAATCTCCTGTTCCTGTTCCAAAATCTTCCCAAGTTCCACCAGAGTTTTTGAATTGAAGTGTTCCGGAGTTGTCTCTAATTCCATACCCATCTGAGCCGGTTGTTGCTCCAAAATTAATATGCTCTCCGCCTCCAACATTCAGGCCATTTAAAAGATACATTGGAGAACCTGATACTTCAAGCATGTTTGAAGATGTGGAGTATCCAAGTATAACAGTATTTTCTTCGTCTCGATCAGCAGCTGAAGCTGTGTTTGAGTTATAGAATGTTTTATAAGAACCACCACCAGCTTGAGGTCCCCAGCGAATATGTCTATTATCATGAATATAAAAGTCACCCCAACGTGTTACTGGGTGTCCTATTGTACCTTCATAAGATTGGTAACTAATTTTGTCCAACCCTGAGCCGTTTAGATTGACGGCTTGAGGTAAAATATTTCCAAAGACAAATACACCTCTTTTAAGACCGTACCTATTACCTTGACCAGCGTTAGCAAAAGACCCAGCTCCAAATACAGTAAAAAGACTAGCACTGTAATTGTCTTCATTAGAATCATACAAAGGACTATTTGGATGTATGATTGGAACGTCACTACCAGATAAATTTCTATCTGCGTCGTTAGTAGCATCTAATAATTCATATTCAGGATCTATATTAGATTCCAAAGTCTGAATAAACATTAAGTGCGAATTACGACGAGGATCAGTTTGAACAAGAGTTCTAGCAATATCATAATTCACGGTCTCATAATCATCAGCTGAAGAAGAATTGGACCCTGTTAAAACTGGAAGTTCTATTCTGTATCTAGACTCACCAGCATAAAACCTTGAATTTGAATGTCTTCTAGTCACAAAGAATTGATGTTCGTCAACATTCACATCATTTAGGTTTCTCATGTCCAGTACCGGAGCAGAAAATTGACCTGGAGTATTATTAATCATCAAGATTTCGGGAGCAGGCTCAGCATCAGAATCATCAGAGCCACTAATATCTTGTAGTGAATTCATAACCAAGCGACCAGCACCTTCAATGAATAAACCATGATTGTCGTTTGATGAAGAAAGGACCAAGTTACCAACGAATTTTCCACCTTCAATTCTCATTTCCTCATCAGGTGCATCTGTGTCATTGAGGTCATCTCTTCTAAATAAAAGAGGAGCATAAACATTAACAGGAGAAGCTCCAAAGATACCACCTTGTATCGATATAGGGTCATTGAACACAGCTGCTCCGCTTACTACCAGAGCTGGATTATCAGCTCTTAAAAACACCGCTTCATCAGAAACCAAAACGCTATCAGAGCCGGAAGTTACTGTTGTATTTAAGATACCTCTGTGTGTCGTATTTGATGAAGATAGATAAAAATAATCACCAATAACTGATACCGCTGATTGTTGAGCTGGGTTCAATTGAGACCAATAAGAGCCTGTAACTCTGTATATTAAAGTTGATCCTGCCGAAGCTGAAAGTGTCGTTGTCGAACTAGCAAAGTAGACTGAACCTGTGAATTGGTGTGTATCGTCTGCTGTGTTTCCAAACTTTGTCGAACCTGAAGAATAAAGATTTGTTACTGTTTGATCAACAACATTAACTCTGTATTCATTTGCTGTGAGAGAACCAGATATCGTAACACTTCCGGTTACAATTAGGCCATCAGTTTCATTGAAAGTAAATTTAGAAGAACCACTTAAATCGTTACCATCTTTGTATTGTACTGATCCGTCAATACCTTTGGCTTCAACTGTTCTAGAACCACTTATATATGCCCATCCAAATTCTCCCATTATTCATCAACTCCCGATCCTGTGTGTTGAAACATTCTTGAACTTGGAATGTTTGTCAATTCTGCCTCGACGGAATAATCGCAATCTCCTCCGTCTGCTGAAAGGTATAGTTCCTTTGATTTTACATTCATTGTTATTGATTCGTTTTGGGAATCAAGTGTCCAATAGTGCTTGTTTGTTTCAACGTTTGGTAGAGACCCTGTTGATCTAAAGTGAACTCTTAGTTCTCCTCCGGAGCCACCAAAGGTGTGTGTACTAAAATTATATATTTCTCCTCCGTCTAGATTATTATCTATAAGAGGGTAAGATTGTATTTCGTCAATTACTTTAATTTCTGTTGATGGAGAAGAAGAGTCATTTTCATCAAAATTCCATAATAATGCTATATCTGAGTTTCTAACTGATGTAGGATCGACATAATTACCGTTATTATACAAAGAAGAAACATCTGAAGGATTTAAAGCAACACGCCAAATGGCATAACTAATAGGACTAAACTGTGGACTTGAGCTTGGTGTATTAATCTGTATTGTTTTAAATTCTCCGCGAGCGTAACTAGAATTAGCTGGGCTACCTGAACCTTGAGAAACCGCATTTAAATAAAAATGAAATGAATCATTTGAGTGCGAACTTGCTGCTCCTCCACTTGTTACTAAGACAACGTTATAAACAGTATCAGCTTGCAAAACAACTGAAGAGTTAATATCCACAAATTCTCTGTTTACATTGAAAGCATCACTGGGGCTACTATAAAACGCAAATCTTACTTGTAAAGTAGAGTTTGTAAATATTCTTATTTGGTAACCTTGTTGCGGTTGTGGATTTAGCGGAAAAGCATAAGTAACAGTTTGGGTAGAAGATCTAGTCATTGATGAAGGTGTTTTAAACCAATAAGATAAAGTAACTCCTTCAGAGTAAAGAATTTCGGAACTAAAAGAATTACCGTTTTGCAAAGCATAATCATCTTGAACCTGGAGTATGCTTACTTCTTGCCCACCAGCCGAATCCAATTTAACCGTTATATTATTCGAAACCTCAGGAAATTGAATCTGTTGTTCAGAACCATCAGTTACAGTTGAAGCCGTAACAAACGGCTTACCAGAAACCTGATAAGAACCTACATTTTGTAATCCTGCTGTGTGTTTAAAATTATCACTCATTCTTACTCCGAAATTCCAGAACCCGTAAGGGCATACATTCTATTCTTGTCAATATGGGTCAAAGAAGCATAGAGTGAATAATCGCTACCAGAACTACCGCTTAGATAAACTTGCTTACATTTAACGTTAAAAGTCTGTTGTTCGCCATAAGCAATCTTGTATTTATTTCCATCAGGAGCGGATGAAGAAAAATAAACATACAAATCATCAGCAGAATCCGTATTCAATACCACAATTTGTTTTGTTACTTTAGGAAAAGTAATTTCGTCTTCTCCATTTGCTGATCCTGTCGCACAATAAGGACGACCAGCAACTTGATAAGCTCCGACATGATGAAGACCAGTTGAATAAATATTGCTCATTACACACCCTCCAAGCCATCAAGAGAATACATTCTTCCTGTTGGGATGTTTGTTAGTTCTGCAAACAACTGAACACCAGAAGCAGCAGAGGACGATACAAATATCTGAACACACTTTACATCGATTTCAACTTTCTTGTCATTTGGAAGTGTAAAAGGTTTTGTAGAAGATCCTGAGAAATAGAAATTTACTGGATTACTTCCTGTATTTTCAATTACAATCTTTTTTGTAACCGTTGGGAAACTAAAAGATATTTCTTCATTATCAAGAGAAGAACCTGTTAAATATGGGGTTCCTGCTACTTGATATGAGCCTACGTTTCCTAAACCTGCTGTATAAATATTGTCCGACATTCTTTCTCCAAAACTATTGTAAATAGTCTATTTTTTACGTTTTCTTTCTTCTTTCTTTCTTCGACGAATTGCTCTTTCTTTAGCTCTTCGTTTCTTTTCTGAAGGTTTTGTGTAATGTTGACGATCTTTTATCTCGTCAATAATTCCAAGTTTTTTGCATTTCTTAATGAAACGCTTGATAACTCTTTCGATATTATCTTTCTTCTTTACTCTATATGTGTAATTATTTGCCATCTTTACCTGCCATTTTTTCCCATATAAGGGAAGACTTGCCCATAAATGATGAGATGTCAACACCTGGGTCATTTGGATCAACATCAGATAAAGCACCTTGCCCAGTTTGTTGTGGAGCAGGTGCTGGTGTGGTTCCTTCAAAAAGATTAACACCATTGTAAGCATCTTTACCAATAGCATCCATCATTTTCTTTCTTTGGTTTGCTAATCTTGCTTTTGCTTGTTCGTCTGTTTCATATTGAGGTTGTGGTTTTTTTGGGAATCTTTGCTTTGTTTCAACAATAGGTTCTCCAACACCTTTGACAACTTCACTTATAATTGATGAAAGAGTGCCATCTTCGAATATTACTTCTTTAATGCACTCTTTTATTAATGGTTTTAAAATTTTTTTTAATTCTTGCTTTTTCATTAGTCCCTCAAGATCTTATTAAATAGTTGGTCAATATTGTTTTCTTTACCCTCAGCTATTTTAAATTTAACTGCGCCTCTGTTTATTCCAGATGTAGATCCACGAGGAGCAACATAAGCTTCTGGTGTTGAAGGTTCTGCTACAATGTCAAAACAAATTAATTGGAAGTCTTCTTCAACTACTGTGTTACCCATTGATTCTTTAACAGAACCAAGTCCTCGAGAAGAAATACCAAGTTTTACACCAGCATTGATTAGATCTTTGAGAATACGACCAGATGGTGTGTCAAGAACTTTGATCTTGCCCATGACATCTTTTCCTTCCCACCAACATTCGGTAATCATGTGTGAAACATTCTTTAAGTTTATAACAGAATCATCCGGATGATCTAGTTCGCCTGTGGCTCTGTTATCTCTTATGATTTTTTGATAATTTTGTATTTCTTTCTTTAGAACTTTCTCGGGATAAACACGTCCGTTTCCGTTCTTTTTGTCAGCAGTTTGAATACGACCAACAAGATAAACAGCCCCCTCTTGGATTACCTCACGTTTTTGAGATTCGCTCAGACGATCAAGGCAACGTCCATCGGGACATAGTTCAAAAAATTCTGTTAATAATTGTTTACTCATTTTACATCTCACTAGCTAGTTGTTGTAGTAATTGTCTATTATCCACACTCACTATTTCATCAAACCCTTCATCCATACTTACATCTTCAAATGATGCAAACATTCTATCAAAAACAGCAGGAGGGATTGTTTTAGATTTACCCATTCTTGCAGCAGCCTCAGCTCTTTTTTGAGCAACGGCTTTAATAAATTCTTCAGCTCCTTTAGATTCAAAAACAACAGCAATTTTTTCATATTGATCTTCTGAACCTTCAATTGCTTTTAAAGCACCAGATCTGGCTCTCTTGTTCATATTAGTCATATCAACTACAATGTCTTGACCACTATCTACGGCACCTGCTACTCTCTGTGTAAACAAGTTATGAACTTTCCCATTTGCTTCCATAACAGTTGAAAACACTGATTTTGCCCAAGTCATCCAACTTGGTGGTTTCTGTACTTCACCGTATTTTTGGTCAACACTGCCAATTTCTGCGTCCTGTGGTGGTGTTGCAAACATGTCGTCATATGTCCAACCATATTCTGAGGCAACATCTTCAACTATATCATCTCTATTGATGACGTAAGGTCTATTTTGTCCAAAAGTTTTATTAATCCAAGTTGATTTACCAACAGATGGTGGACCAACGAGGACAAACATTTTTAAACCCATGTTTTCTCTTAAAACACGATTGAGCTCTTCCTTTATGATTTGTCTTAATTGTTTATTTGTTATTTTCATTTCTTTCTCCATAAAATGCGGGCGCAACCCGCTTGAGTCAGCTGCCTGAACAGCAACGACGAACTGGTTGTAGCATCCATTTTTTATTCATCTTTATCTCCAATTTTTGAAATGCGAAAGCCGAAGTCATCAACCAACATAGAAATCAGATATGATGTTCCAGCAGAAATCCAACCGCAAATAAAGAAATTGGCGGTTGTGTAATCAAATGTAAATAGTTCTGTCCAACGGTTAATGCAAAATAAAAAACAACCAACCCAGAAGCCCATACACAAAGGGCAGTGGAAAAGTGTGTTCCATTTCTTTGTGTAATCTTTTGGTGGTCGGATGTCTTCAAAGATCTTGCCGTGAATAAGAATGAAAGTCAAGCCATAAGCGGCGAGTATAAAGTTAAGCATTAGACTCCTAGTAAGTGTAACGTCCATACAGATAAGGCGCAAATAGATTATGTTGTAAAATAGAACCCTTCTCTTCTGCATGAGGCACTTCGCCTAGCTCTGTATGGTTTTCTTCGTCAGGTTTCAATTGAGCATCTTGCATCATATCATCGTGACCTTTCTTCATTTTTGATGATGGAGCTTCGGACTTTATCCACTCGGACAATTGATAGATGGTTGACTTGATTGAATCTCTTTCTTTTGATTCGTGAATCTTTCCTTCGAGAGAACCATAAACGTTACCACCTTGGATTGAATCGTACTCAATAATACCGTTCTTTCTCATCCATTCCATCAAACGTGCTTCTGCACCATAAACGACTTCTGACATTAGGTCTTTTGGAAATGCAACCAACTTCTTTTTCTCAACCATGAGAACAATGTCAATGTCAGCATGATCAAACACAAGAAGATCTCCATTAAGAGCTTTGCGAATGTTCATTTCAAATTTTGTTGTTCTTTCGTTTGGGTTTACAATTTTTATTCCAATCCCAGGATCAGTGAAATGGATATCTCTATCTCCTTGAATTTTAATATCCAAGTCTCGTTCTTCTGGTTCAGTTTGGATGTTGATACCTGTTGGGGTTTGTATATCGATACCAATATCTTCTTTTAATATGTCTGTGATAATATCTTGTGGTGGTCTATACATTTATTTGATCTCCGCTAATAATTGTTGAATATGAAACACATCTTTCACAACTTCCTCGGTTAAAGGTTTTGTTTTAAACCCTTCAATCTTTTCTTTAATTAGTTTTATCTTATCGGCCCACTTGCCTTCACTAAGTTGATCGCATTCTTCTTTCAATCTTCCAAGCTCTTCGTTCATGAACATCTTGAGCCCTAAACCATTGTCGGAGAATGACGTAATGAAATTGGTCAACAATTCTCTTTGTTCTTTTAGCAAAGTTTCTTTATATGTGTCATTAAATTTAGAAACGAATGTATTGTATGTAAGGTTGTCAAGAGGCTTCATTTTATCCTCTTTAATCGCTTGAGGATGCGAAATAACAAGTCCTTTTACCTTTTCCTCTATCAATAGGCGAGTCTTTGCTTTAAGGCCACTAGAATGGAAATATTGGCCCACGGTTGCAATTGATTTATAGTTAGGAATAAAGTTTCCAAATGCCTCTGGAAGATTTTGATTGAATTCTTTGATTAGATTGGTTTGCTCGTTAAAGATTTCTTTTCTATCTAAAGCTTCCCAGTCTTCTTTTACTTCTTTCATATAACGAAGTCCAAGAGATTCCTCAAGCTTTTGAGGTTCCATTAGTTGTTTGTACAATTGGAGATCGTTGTAAAGAGGTTTTCCTTTTGAGAAAAATCTTTTAAGCGTCTCAACAATTTGTTGTTTCTTTTTGAGCTCTCCTCTTACAACGGCCTTGGTCATTTCTTTGATTAGGCATTCGTAAAGAAAAGCGGTATTTCTTTTCTTATTATGTTTCATTTGCTTCTCCTTGTTAAATATCTAAAAACTCTCGGGATATAATATTCTGTAGTTCGCTACGTAACCGTCTAAGTTCCCACTGTTTTCTTTTTGCCGCATCTTTATCTGCATCAGTCGGATCATTATTGAAAACACCTGCTTCTCTCACCCTGTTTCCTAAAATCTTATATAATCCTAAAGCTTTTATATTATCCTCGTTGCTCCAAATCCTTCCGGTTCTTTCTGGAACATAAACTGTATTCAGAAATTCAGATGCGTGTTGGATTAATTCCTCATCTGTAAATTCATGAGGAAGCCCTAAGCCCACTTGCATTTCTTGAAGTGTATTATCAAGTTCTTCTTTTATTATTTGTTTTAGTTGTTTGTTTGTTATTTTCATTCTATTGATTCCTTTTTGTTTAATGATTCAATAAGCATCTCGACTTCGCGAGATACTGTTTCTAGTTTTTGTTCTTCTTCTAAATAGCCACCAGCTGCTTGGGAAACAGAAAATTCATTTCCAACATAGCCTTTATAAATGTTACGACCTGTAGATCTTGCTGCCTCAATTCCTGTGGAGCCGAGCATAGACTTTTTCATACCGCCTTTATCATAAGAAGATTGGTGCCTTTTGTATGGACCTCGTCTTGTGTCGGGATTGTTAAATCCAACCTTTCTTGGAATATCAACATATGAAGGTGAATCATCACGTTTCGCAGAGGGTTCGGCGAGCAGATCGGTATCACCCCCTTCGTCGCCGCCGACATCTCCTCCACCGGTGTCTCCACCGCCAAGGTCACCGCCAAGGTCACCTCCTAAATCTTCACCTCCACCAAGGTCACCTCCACCACCGAGGTCGCCAAGTCCACCAGAAAGTCCGCCACCACCACCGGCGTCTTCACTAGCTTCTCCACCAGCAGTAGCAGCTTCAAGTTTTGCTGCGAATTTTTTATCAAAGAACATTTCTCTTTGGTTACGAAGAAACTCATCCTCAGACATTCCGAAAAGGTGTTCCGCAATCCAGCGTTTTGAGAAGTATCCTTCTGTTGCATTTCCAGCAACAGAAAACTTTTTGTCCCAATGTTCAAGTTCTTGCAACTCAGCAATCTTAGACGGATTGTTTAGTTGAAGTGTGAAAGCTAATAGATCATCATTTCTGTATCCCATCGTGTAGAGATGTATTATTCCAATCTTTTCTAATTCAGCAATTGCAACTCTTTGTAATCTTTGTATTGTTCTTGCAAATCTAATATCTTTTTGAGCTAATGTGGTTTTGTCTTCAGAAGCACCTTCGCCCATGGTCAAATAAGACTGAGGTATCTTCAAAGCAGCAAACAATTTATCTCTGAGATACTTAACATCATCAATACCGCCATTATAAGCTGCACCGGGAAGACTTGTGATATCTGTTGAAGATTGTCCTCCACGTATTGGAATATAATAATCTTCTTCAATTGATAAAGGGTTATAACGTAGATCGACACGACCTGTATTTGGATCTACAACTGAGTGTCTTTTTAATTGTGACATAACTTTTTGCATGTACTGTTCAACTTCTTGCGGTGGAATACCACCAACGTCAATTTTGAACAACCGACGTTCAGGAGCACGTACAATTCTATAAGCCATCATAGCATCTTCTAAAAGAATAAGTTGACGGTGAATGCGTCTACAAGGTTCGAGGACCGACGTTCCATAAGGAGCATGCTTATCATTACCAAGGATTCTGAAGTGAGCAACTTGCCAATTCTCCAGAGTTAGTCCAGCTGTGTTCCACTGGTATTGAACGTAATTAGGATTACTTTGGTCCTCGCCCTCAAGACGCTCGATCTCTCTGGTTGGAAGACCAATAGCAGATCGAATTCCCATATCTTCATCAATATCAAGATAAAGAAAGAAATCACCGTACTTGCACATTGTTCTTGCCCATCCAAATAGGTTGTGTTCAATGTTAAGAACATTGTGATATAAATTATGGAGGATGTGTTTTATTTCTTCGTTCGCACATTTAATGTTAAGCATCGGACGAAGTGCTGTGTGAGTTGTCATCTCATCTGCATAAATATCTAATGAAGATGCGATCTCTGGCATATATTCCATTTCATCAAAATCAACATAGCGCTCTGCTCTGTTTCTGTTTGAGATCATGTTAAGAGTAACAGAGTTTATGGGATTGTATTCCCACTTCTTAAATTGAGCACCAGTAGCTGATTGAAACTTTGTTGCATAATTATCTAATTGTCGTCTTCTTAGTTGACGACCTGTTTGTGTTCTTCTCTGGGTAATCGGACCAGAAAACAATTTTGTAAGAGCCTTAAATAGATCCGACTGAGGATTATAAGGCGACTTTTTATATTTGGGCATAGCTATTCCTTTTCGTAGTAAATAGTTCTATTATAACATAAAGTAAATCGAATGTCAAGCTATCCTCTGAAAATCCAAGCAAAGTCTTTGTATGTCTTCTGAAACTCTTCTAGTGACTCTTGTGTCTTTGTCCCAGTGTATCCTCTCATTCCTTTGATAGCTGTGTTCATTGTGGTTTGTGATGATTTGATAGAAGAAATCATTGCTTCTTGATACAACTTATCTTTCTCCGAGACTTCCAAAGCCGTATCTCTAACCCAACACGCAATTGCGAGAGCCATTATCAAGTCGTCATGATAAGATCGCATTGCTTGTGGTTTTCCGTTGTTCCAAATAAATGTTTTTACTTCGTGAAACAACCGACTTGACTTTGGTCTTACCAGCTTATTTCTTACATATTCTTCGAGCTTGGCAACAATCAGAGGCCTTGTTTTGACAGATGTTGTGAATCCTATAACTGCTCTGTCATTATATTCTCCTTCAAGAGAATCAACATATTCATGTGTTGATTTGATTGAATAATAAAGGTTTGGATATCCAAGATCTCTTACTTTCTCACAAGCAGCAATACCAATGCCAACATTCTCGATGACTATAAGGCAGTTGCCATATTCTTTCCCAGCATCATTTAGAATCTGAGCAAAATGATCCATCGTTGGTTTTCCTTGGTATTCAGCAACTACATCCATTGTATCCGTTCTCAGAATGTGAAATACAGAAGAGTCAGCTCCGTCTCCTCGAGCAACGTCTGCTACCATAAGATAAGGAACACCTTCTTGATACTTTTCCCAAATCCACAAGTTTCTATCCCAACCTGTTTTGTACTCAGGTTCTTGTTGTTGTTCCAATAGCCAAGCAATGTCATCCGGATGAATAACAGTTTCACCAGATGTGTTGAAATTACATTCAAGCTCCTGTGCTATTTGTCTTCTCGACATGTTCTTGGTTTCTTTTGCGAACCATGCCTGATCACGTTCAGGGTGAACATCCCAAGGTAAGGATACAGGGTGAAATTCATTATCTCCATTCTCGGCATCCACATAAGTTCTGTGAAACCAGTTTCCAACCCCCATAGGCGTTGATAATGCGATACAACGACCCCCTGTTGATAGAGTGGGGTAAAGACCTGCCCAAAGCTCTTCAAGTCCTTCAACGTGCGCTGCCTCGTCTATAATAAGCAAAGATAGGGCTTCCGAACGACCAGCGTCTGCTGATGTTCCAACAGCTTTGATTGTGGAGCCATTTGAAAGTTCGAACGAGGTTCTGTTATCTATCGTAATGTCGGCAATTGCCATCCACGGAGGAATGTTTTTCATTACCATTTTTACTTTCTTTACCAAGTTGGCTGCTGTATTGAACTTGGTTGCCATTACCAAGATGTTCTTTTCTTTATGAAACAACATAAACCATACAGCATAAGCAGCAGAGATTGTGGAAATACCTAACTGTCTTGCTTTGAGAATGACGGTAAAGCGATAGTCGTTAAAATCCTTAACCAATTCATCTTGATAAGGATAGGTATTAAAAGGAATTAAACCCTTAAGTGGGTGAGAGATCCTACAATAGTTATTAATAAAGTAGAGAGGATCTTTTCCACACTTAAGGATTTCTTTTATTATTTCTTGCTTTGAAAGTTTTAGAGACATTATCCCTTCTTACTAGCTGGTGACCTTTGCTCTTGCTAATTTTTCAACGTTCAATTTATCAGGTTTAGCATTAAGTCTTTTTATCATGTTGAAGAAATATTGAGCACCTTCTTGGCCTAATGGTTTCCCTTTCAATGACAATAGAGTCCTGTAGCTTTGTTGATCAAAATAATGAACAGGAATATTCCAATTTTGACTATCGTCAATGCTAACATTTTGAAGTTCTATGTTTCCAGATGGATCAAAAAAAACAAAAGCTTGTCTTTCTTCATTGAGGACTGTTTCTAATTCTTCTTTAATAATTTGCTTTAATTGTTCATTTGTGATTTTCATTTTTGATTTGCTCCTTTTTTGCGTGTATCGTTTTGTGGGCGTTTGTCCGAAAATTGTTCTAAGAACTTTCTTGTTACGTCTCTTGTTTGGTCTATTGAAGGCTCAAGAATAGGCAAGGATTCAATTCCGCCAATCTTGAAGTGTTGTTGTGCCTCAACCCAATTACGAATTCTTGATGTTGATTGAACAAGGATATTAGGCTCACCTTTAGCTGTAAGGGTCACTGACTTTCCTGTAACTGCTCTGTATTCTTTTTGCAAGAATTTCTTGATATCATTCATCATTGATTCAATATCTTGTTCAAATCTCCCACCATAAACTTCTTTAAGCATAACCTCGGCTTGGTAAGAAAGAATCATTGAGTCACCATAGAAGCGAACTTTGAAGCCGTCCATAACTCTTTTGTCCATAATTGGACAACCTTCTTCTCTTTTCAAACCCATTGTGCGAGCTTGACCGTCGTAAGAATATTTTTCATCATGTGCGCCATCGTAAGCATTAGCTGCTGCTTGTGAAAGTCCTTGTATAATTTCTAATGTTGTGTTGCTCATAAGATTCTCCTTTTATTGTTTGAAGCCTTTACCTGTTAAAAAACTACCAGCTTTTTGCATAAATGTTCTATTCCTTGCTTTCTTTTTAGCATCTTTAATTAATTGTTTAATTTCAAATGCCGAATCGTTTGCAATTTTTTTCATATCTCTGTCTTGTAATTGTGTAATATTCTTTTTTGTCATATAAGCCTCGGTTGTTTCTTCTACTTTATTTATAAAATCTTTTTCTGTCATTCCGCTAATCTTTTTTAAAGCTTTAAAAAAACCGGTTCTATCGCCTCTATGTTGTCCAAAATCACTATCCATCAATCCTATCAAGTCACTTATGGTATCTTTAACAACAAACTTTGACATTTCGCGTATGTTAGCACTTCTTTTCCCAGGGGCAGCTCTGTCTTTTGCTGCTTGTTTTTTGTCTGCTTGTTGTTGTCTATAAGCTCTCTCACCAGCTTCTTGGTTATCATAATGTTGAGATTGTCTAGCTTTAGCATCTCGTTCTAGATCTTTTTGCTGTTTGCTTTTTGCATAACCTGTTCGACCAGATAAACCTGTGGTTTCTCCCTGTCCTGCATAAGCTTCATTTAATACAGCTTCAAGCTCTTCTTTGATAATTTGTCTTAATTGTTCATTTGTTATTTTCATTTTGGGGTCTCCATCCTTTTAGCCATCGTTCTTCTCGTCCCTCAACCCATTGGATATAACATTTTTCACAACAATCAAATTTTGCCATATAAACGTCATCGTTTGATTTGAATGAATAAGTATTACAAGTAGGGCAAGAGCGTTTAGATTCTTTGGTAATTAGTTTCTCTGCAATAAAAACGCCACCAACTTCAACTTGGAAGTCATCTTTTTGTTTTGAATCTTTGTAAAGATCTTTTAGTTGTTTTACATATTCCTTCTCTTTTTCGTCGGTCCAGTGCCTCTTTGGATTGTCGATGGCTTCTTGGCCGTATTTTTCTGCAATAGCTTTTTCTACTTTTACAATATAATTTGGATCTTTATTTTTCATTAAACCTCCCAGTCTTCTGGAAATTTAATTTTTCTTTTTAACATTCTGCTAATCTCATCTGGTGCCAAATCCCTTACAGATTTTTGTTTTTCTAAATCGTCTGGGAACAATTGCTTAGCAGCTTTAATAGGATTAGTGTGATGCGGTGAAGCCATCTGACGAGCATAATCTGGATTTTGTTGTGCTGTTTTTATTGTTTGATACATTTTAAAGAAAACATTAACCAACTGTCTCGTATCATCAGCAGCAGTATGTAATTGAATTGCGTCTTTTGCATAAACTTGCATAAGTCTTGATAATTTACTTGTAAATTTTTGTGTAATTCCTTGTTGAATTTTTTTCTGATTTGTTTCAGGATCAAAGAATTGAGCTGCTATTGGGTCTTCATATGAGTTAAGCATAGTGATAACTTGCTTAAACAAATAACGTGTAAACTTTAAAGTGTCGAAAAAGTCATTATCATAAAACGAATCGTAACCAGAGACTAATTGAGCAACTTTTTGTTTGTCTTCTAAAGTCTCAGCTAAGTACTCAACTCTTTTCTTAAGAAATTGATTATCAAATGTGATTATGTTGTGACCTAACAAAACCTTATTATCAAAAGAATCAAGCCAATTAAAATATTCAATCAAAGCATCTGCTTCATCAACGTCTTCAAGATCTAGATCACTATGGTGTGTAAATTGAAGTGTTTTATCAACTGTTATTGGAGCATCTGGCTGACGGGCTGCTAATCTGCTAAAAGAAGATTCAGGGTCTTTCAATTGCTCTCTCTCAAAAGCTTGTTGCATTAAAGTATCAGGGGTGAGGATCACTTTTCTTTCAAATGGTTCTCCAACTAAAGCTTGTGCTGGGTCATCATCTAAAGATTCGATTTCATATGCTGTCGCACCAATTTGTGTTATTTGTCCAGAGTAAGTTCTTTCTTGTAACTCTGGTGGTAAGTACTTTTCTTTTGTCATTCCCGAGATTGTTTCTAAATCCCAAAAGATAAGCGTTTTGCCTTCTAGTTCTTCTCTCATAAACTGAAGAGCGTCTCTTGGATTCATATTTGGTACTGGACTTATATCTTCTAAGAGAACTTTTTTTAGTTCTTCCTTGATCATTCTTTTGATATCTTGTTTTGTTATTTTCATTATTTTACCGCCTTTGCTATTGAAATTGTAATTCCTACTCCACTAATTAGTCCTAACGTGAACCAAAGTTGTCTTTTTGGTGGTGTTTTTAGCTTTTCAAGTTCTTGAATTCTTTCTTGCTGTGCTTCTACTTTAAGTTGAAGAATTTCTTTATCATACTTGTGTTGAGATTTTATTTGTGTTAATTCTTCTTCTTTCCTTGCGAGAGCTAAGCCAAGCTGATAGTCCATTTCAATTTGACACTTCTCAACACAATTTGCTAATTGATCAGCAATAAGTTGCGATGCCTCCTCATTGAAGAGGCGACCGGAGAATGGAGCAGGCTCACCTTGCTCTATTTGTGTGTACTCGGGAACTTGTCCCCAAGCAAGTGTTGAAAGTAATAGTAAAATCATTTGTTACTCCATTGTAGGATCATCAACATAAACCATAGAATTAGTTTTAAATTTAGAAAGAACTGGTTCAATTTGTCTCAGTTCAAATTTTAATTCTTCATATTTTTGTTCTGCTTCATTTAATTTCTGTTCAAGATGATTAGGTGGTCGTTGTGTCTGTATCCGGCCCCAAAGCTGTTCTCGTAACTCATAAATTTTCATACTTAGTGATTTCATCTCTTCTTTTATCGGGTCTACATGTTGCTTTATTGCCTGATAAAGATCAGCTCTGTGCCATGGTTCCAACCCAGCAGCCTCAATTAATTCCAAACCGTGAATTAAATCTTCTGTATCTCCATTTCGTATATAACGAGCAAGTTTTTGAATTCTATCTTCTTGTTCATTAAGAATGTAAGATAATTCTTCTTTAATAATTTGTTTCAATTGTTTGTTGGTTATTTTCATTTTTTCTTTATTCCAATGTCTTGAAAAACATCGTCGATATTAGCGTTTTTATTTTGTAATTCATCTAACTTTCTTTGTTTTTCAGCTTCAAGGGCAGCTTTAACTGCTTTGGATTTTTCATCTGCTTTTTTATCTCTGACTTGCTTTTCTTTTTGTAGGCGTTGAATTTCTTCGTTTTCTTTTTTGTATTGATCTTTGGCAAGCTTGGCCATTTCAAGATAGTTCTTATTAGCTTTCTTTCCGAGAACATAAGATAAAACAAACAGACCCATAAGAACCAACCAGTTCTTATGAGCTATTATCCATCTTCTTGCTTTATTCACCCAGAACATAACTACGCTCCATGTCTCCACATCTTGGCAAAGTCAACAGCGGTTTGTCCGCCGATGTAAATCATAGCAATCATTCCCCAAGTTTCAGGGTCTAATTGCGCGTTCCACAATAAAGCTGTGGCTACTATAAATACGAGCAGCTTACGAGAAACTGCTTTCTCTTGAATTGCATCAAGAATACCTTTGTTCTTATTATCAAGATAAAGTTTATCTTTTAAATCCATTTCTTTTGCTTTGGCTTCCATTTGTTCTCCAAGTTTTAAAAATTCTTCTCTTGTCATTGTTATCTCCAAAAGAAAAAAGCCTAAATAGCTTTTACACTAAATAGGCTTTTGAAAGAGATTTAGCAGTTTACTTTTGCATAACCGCCAACTTTCTGTATGTCTATCGTTTTATCAACACAGTCTTTTAGAACATCAAGGTGAGAGATCAATAGCACTGTTTTGAACTTGTCTTTTATCATATCAATTAGTCTTACAAAGCCCTCCATATGCTCTTGGTCTAATGCCGTTGCCGGTTCATCCATGATAAACAGCGTAGATTTAGGCAAATTGGTTATCTCGATAAGAGCAAGACGAATGGCCATAGCTGCTATGGTCTTCTCTGCGCCTGATCCCATTGAGATAGGTCGAGAGTCATACTTTGGATGCTTTATATTGATATCTAGATTGCGACCATCTTCCTCGAACATAACTTGGAAGTCAACAATGTTTGCAAGACACTTTTGTATTTCCTCGTTAATAAGAGATAGTTTTTGTTTGATAATCTCATAAGCAATTCCATTTGGATGCATGCAACGCATAAACAATTCATAAGCTATGAAAGATTCTTCCAATTCATCCTGCTCTCGTTTTTCAACATTAAGACGCTTGATGGTACTTTTAACAGCTCCAAGCTCAACTAACAAATCCTGAATCTTTTTATCGCATCTTTCTTTGCGACCTTTTGCTTCATTCATTTTAGTCTTCACAGCATTCTTGGTTTTAACAAGAGAAGATAGGTTCTCAATTGCTTGCCTATTGGCATTATACTCGTCTCGTTGTTGTTCGAGAGAAGCTTTCTGGTTACCCATCAAAGAAATTTTTGAAACAATAGACTCATTTGTAATCTCTAAGTTTTTGTTTATTTGTACAAACTTGTCCCTTTTGCTTATATTCTCATCAAGAATTCGAAGATCTTTTTCAGCTGATTCTTTGTCCAACCCAAAGATCTTTAGCTTCCAACCATCAATAATCTTTTCAACCTCCTCAATTTCTTCCTCAAGAGTTGGAAGATAATCTTTGGCTTTGGTAGCATCTTTTACAAACTTGTTATTAGAACAGTATTCACAGTTAGGATCATACTCATGGTCATGAAGCATGTTGATCTTTTTGATAGACTGCTTTTCTTTTGTTTTGAGAGCCTGTAGTTCCTTTTCAGAAGCTTTTAGAGACTTCTCGAAGTCATTACACTGCTCTATTATTTGCGCAAGCCTATGTTCATTTATGGAGCTTACAATAGCTTCTGCTTGTTCAATTGCTAAAATGTTTTCTTTTATAGTGGTTTTATTTCCGGAAACCTTAACACCAGCCTTATGTATCTCGACATCAAGTCTATCGATCTCATCTTCTAACTCATCAATGTCAATAATTTGTTGAGGAATAGAGTTGATTTCTTGCTCTATGTCTGCTAATTCTTTTAGCAATTCTTCATAACGATTGGTATGCTTTTTACAAAGATCTGTTTGTTGATCAATATCATCATTGATCTCCTCGACTTCTTCTTGCTTTGCAACCAACAATTCTCCAAGCTTTTTATTCTTGAGACGTTTTATCAGCGCTGAAATCTCAGAGGAATCTTTCTTGGCAAAGTTAAGTTTTTGTTCAAAAATGTCCAAATCAAGAAACTTCGCAAGTGTATTCTTACGCTTGGTTGAACCTTCGTTAATAAAAGAAAGAGAATCCATTTGAGAAGCCATAGAAGTTATCATAAAGTCTTCAATGTCGCCAAAGATCTTTCTTATGTTAGCTTCGGTATCTTTTACAGAATCCCCGTTGCAAGAAGAATTGGTAGTGAGATTATGGAAATCAAGATCACCAGAGGCAGTAGCGACGGACTTTCCTTTGACGGTCTTGCTAGATTTATTAAGATTGCGAGTAATTTGATACTCTTGACCATCTGCTTCCACAACCATTCTGATAGAGGCTTTGTCTTTGTTTTGATTGACGAGGTGAACGTTTTTCTTTTCGGCCTTGCTGGTTCTGCCAAAAATGCCATAAAGAGCAGAATCAATAACAGAAGACTTCCCACTGTAGTTCTTCCCAAAAATGCCAACAGTTCCAGAAAGGCTATCAAAATCCAACCTATTGTCTTGTCCATAATTAAATAGATTCGAGAACTCCATCTCTTTAATATTCCATTTGACATTTCTTCTGACTTCTTCACTTTTCTCAACCTCTATATTGTATTTAGTATTGAGATCCAACACTTGACACATCAAGTCTTCTTCTAAGTCATAATCCTTTAAATAATCTCTAATGTATTGTTCTTGGATGGAAGCATCACGCATGTTCTCCATCTTATGCTCTTCTCCGCCCGAGGTTGTGAATTGAGATGTTCCTTTGTTTAGAAAGGTCAAAGACACCGGATTGTATTTAGAACGCGCTAAATCGGTAACCTTGCGGATTGTAGCACTATCTAAATTTGTTGTTGAGATTAATCTTAGACGACAACCGTGAGGCACATGAATGTGTTGAGGTATGCCACCCTTTTGGTCTAGGTCTACTGTGACAAATGGTCGAGGATTTGTGAAGATTACATGCTGACAATCAAAATCATCTTTGGATCTTATGTTCCATAGTTTGTAGCCTTTGCGTCCATCTTCTGAGAAGTTTTGCTGAATTGTGGAACCAGCATATTGGACACGACCTTCTGTGTCTAAGATTTGTGGCTTGTGAATATCTCCAAGCATAACAAAGTCATGATCTTTGAAAATGCTTATGTCATCGTCTCCGTGTTCCATAGCCCAGCCTGAGCCTGTTCTTGATCCCATAACAGCACCATGATAAAGAGCAATGTTAATGTCTCCGGTCTTTGGACGCATCCAACCGTCTCTGTCAAAGATTGACAGGACATTTAGGGACAAGCCAGGTTGTGGTGATACACGCCCAGAGTTCTTTAGCAAATGCAATTGTGGATGGTTTAGGGCATTTACTATGGGAGACACAGCATCTTCCCTATCAGAATTCTTTAGATTACCGTCATGGTTTCCAAGAATAATGTAAGTTGGTGCAATGTCAGCTAAGTTCTTTAAGAACTCAGAAGCCAGAGCAAAGTACTCTGGCGACAATTGAGTTTTGGTGTGAGCCAGATCCCCACAATGAATTATATAATCTGGTTTTTGTGATAATAGTTTTTTATAAATTTGATTAAATACAAATCTGTATTCGTCGTGGAATTTTAGGTTCCGGATGTGGGTGTCAGCGAAGTGACAGATGCGTAATGGTTTCTTAATCATAAATCCTCCGTAATTAATTAAGTGTTTTTATTATAACACATTACAAAAGATTTGTCAAGAAAAAAGTTTAATTTAGTTAGCACCTCTGTGTCTAACTATGTCTTTTATGTCTTCTATAGCTTTTTCGACAGACTTGCTGATTTCTCTAGACTGATCAGGATAATCAAGGTCTATTATATTGAATCCCTCTGGAGTTGATTCAATCTCAATATTATCAGTCATTAGAGATGTTCTGTTATTTACAACATTAAAGCCCATGCCTTTAAGACTTGTTTCTAGTTGTTCCAAATCACCATCTTGTTCATTAAGAACTTTGCTTAGTTCTTCTTTGATGATTTGTTTTAGTTGTGCGTTTGTTAATTTCATTTTAGATCTCCTTAAAACACTTTACAATAAATAGTTAGATAGCGTTTAAAAGCTTGTCAAAAAAGAAATAGTCAGGATCAATTGGTTGAGCCCTATCTTTTGCGTTCTCGAATTGTCGAGGAGTCATAGAACCGATGTCTTCAACGGCTGTGGTATCTATCTTATAGACTTCCATGTCGTATTCAATCATTTTCTTAATCATCCACGATGCTTTCTTCTCCGCATCTTGGTCAAGTCCTATGTAGACTGGTGTGTCGTTTATCGCAAGAGCTTGAAATAAGCGAGACTCTGGTCTAAGGGTTGAGCCAAGAATAGGAATGCCTTGTGTTCCTGCAACAATAGCATCAAAGGCTCCTTCAACAATCACAACAGGCTCATCCCAATCAATCATTAGTTCGTTGAAAATTATGTCCTTTGTGGTTCTTGGATTGAGGTATTTCATTCTGTGTCCAACATAAGAACGAGCAATAAAGAAGTTTGGATCTCCATTTTGGTTGAAAGATGGAATAATAATTCTGCCTGAATATCTTCCTTCGGTGCAATAACCAATCTTCCATAATTTTATTTGATAATCGTCAATACCTCTGCTATGAAGATAGTCGAGAGCTCTTTCAGAAGAACGTGGAAGGTGTTTGTTGCAAAGCGAAATCATCTCTGGTGGTAGATCGCACGTTGGTTCTTCTTCAATCTCATTTACTTCTTTATATATCTTATCAAAGTCTGCGAGATCAAGTCTACCATCAAGCTCCAACCATCGTTGTCGTTGTTGATAGTTACCGAACTTTCTTACAATTCTGTAAATGTTCTTTCCACGAATATCACAAACCCAGCAGTGGAACCCATTGTTGAAGTTTATTGCGAGCTTTTTCTTGTGATGATTGCAGAAAGGGCAATGATAATAATACTCATCTTGTCCCTGTCTTTTTGGGCTTCCTAAAACATCGTTTAGGATTTTTAATTTTTCTGTCTTCATTTCTATCCTCCTTTAAATTGTTTTATAACACGAAAAGAAAGACTTGTCAATGAAAAATTAGTAATTAAATCTTTCCGCCCTTTCAATTGCCCTTGTTATCGTTGTTGTATGGACTCCAATTTCTTTTGCAATTGATCCTTTGGTTTCTCCAGCTAACCATCTTTTTCTAAATGTCGCTTCTTCTTCGTCCGTAAATCTTTTATTTGATTTGCTTATCTTTCTTCGCCACTCTTCACTCACGGGCTTTCCGTAATGTGGGTGGTTTTCACCAGACAGTTTTTCAGATAGAAGTTGCTTGACTTCCTCTGTATGATTTAATCCAGCCATAGGAGAGCCGGCTACTCTACTGATGTTGTAGATTTCTTGATCTCCACCAAAGGCTTCGTCAAGATACTCTTGCTCTTTCACAAGTAAGTTAGCTCTTCTTACTTCCTCAATCAATACAAACTCAAATTGATCTTCGCCGTGCTTGTCGTAAGAATTTTGAAGATGAACATTGGTATGAGTTCCGCTTCTCAAGTTTGACTTGTGGTGTCGCCACCTTCTCTCAATATTATTTGAAGATCCAATATAAAACTTTCCATTAATCTTGTTTGTTATTTTGTAAATTCCCGAGTTCATTTTGACTATCCTCCGCTAACTTGGAGTTAATCAAGTTCTCAACAAACTTTCCAACTTTCAAACCCTTTTCTTTACAATAGTTCTTTAACTTCTCGTGGGTCTCTTCGTTGATTTTGAGATTTTTTAAATTAGACATGATAACTCCTTTTACTTTAAATAGTCTCTAAAAGATAAAAAAGGATAAAAAAAGATAAGTTTTTTATATTACATTTTTTTAATTAATCTTTCTAATCGTCTCAAGAGTTTATCGTGGCCTGCTGTTTCTGTGCCTTCATACATATAGCCGATTTCTTTAAGAGCCCCTTCTTTATCTCCATTTGAAACCAACTCTTTGAGATCGCTGAAATCGAGGATCATACCCAAGTCGTCGCCTTTTTCTAAATCCATAATCATTTTAAGTGCTTCATCCTTGCTCTCTCGTAGAGTTGCTTGAAGTTCTTCTTTGATAATTCTTCTTAATTGTTGGTTTGTAATTTTCATTTTTGTGTCTCCTGATAAATGAAATGTCTAAAAGTAAATAGTAGCCTTTTTACAAAGTTTACAGACATTTTCTTCTTGTGGTGCTTACAATAAGGACAATGATACAAGTGCTCATTACCTTTTTGATAATACGAACCGAGGATGTCGGTCAACATCTTTCTTTTTTCTTCCATAATTTCCTCCGTGATTTTAGTATAACACGTTTTGAAAATTTGTCAAGAAGTTTTTTATTTTTCTTGTTCTTCAAGTCTTGATAAGCTTAGTTTACCAGCTTGGAAGGGTTCAATAGCAGGAGCTAAAGTTTGAGCTACAAAAGAAGTACCTTTTACTATTTTTGATAAAACAGAAACTAGTGTAGCTATGCCACCTGTGAAAGTTGATGACAAAGCTTCTACTAAAGCTTCTCCTAAGAATTTGTTTAAAAAGTTCATAATTTCCTCATTAAAGTATTCTACAGCTTTTTCAATACCTTGCTCTATTGGTATTTCTACAAACGTTTCAAAAGCAAAATACTTTATAACCACAGCTAAGCCAATAGCAGCAGCTGCTTTTTTCCATGATGTTCTTGGTATTTGTTTTACAAATTCGTAAACTTTGTTCACAGCATCATTCACTTTTTTTATAATTCCTGATATTATTGATTTATTGCCTTCGTCTTCATCTTTGGAAAATTTATCTTGTAATTTTTTCAACACTTCTTTTATATTATTTATAGATGGGGTTATTACCTCATCATCTAACAACGCTACAAAGTTTGGAATTTTTTTGCTATCCTTCATTAATTGCCCAGCGACTGTGAATGTGTTTTTTACGTCTCCTGTTAGTTTTGCTAAACTATCTAAAAAGCCTTCAAGCAACAGTTGTTCTTCAAGTATCTCTTGTTCATTTAAAACCAGATTTTTTCTCCAATTCTCCATGATCACTTTCATATCATTTGACATAACAATTCCTCTTTATGTCTAAATAGTTTTTAGTCCAGCATTTGCTATGACAACTGCATCCGCCTTATCATCTGTTCCGGGTTTTGGATTGCCGTGAGAAGTGTATTCAACTAAAAAAGATGTTGGGTATTTCTCTTGAACCCACTCAATAACTTTGAGCTTCGTGTTTTCGCCCCTTTTAATTTTGAGATCAACGAGACCCCGAGCTTTGTTTGCCTGAAGGAGAGTTGCAGGGCTGCCAAATACACTATGAACCACATAGCTACACATACCATTAAAACGTTGTAGCTTGGCCATTGTCGCTGCTGTTGTTTTGCCTCCGGAGAATGCCATGAATGGTTGTTCGATGAAAACATAATTTACCTCCGAATGTTCTTTTATTATTTCCATAGTCTTTTTAAAGATGTCGGCTCTTTCTTCAAGAGATTGAGATGGTTTTAACTTTATCTCATCAACAAGAAGTAAATCTTCGTTTTCGTTTATCAAACAATACCCAATTCTACTTGAGCTAATATCTAGTCCTAAAATAATCATAATATCTATTATAACATATAATATTAAGGTTGTCAACTATAAATCTAATTTTAATTTAAATAAATATGAACGATCCGGTGTCTTACGAACAGGGTTGGCAACTTTTGCAACACCAATAAGATTTTTCTTTTCATCATAGATTGCAACTTTTGATATATAAGTCTCTTTAACTTGTTCCGGAACGTAGTCAACTAATTCTGTATGTGTGATATTTGCAACATCAACTTCATTTTCTTTGTAATGAATCGAAGAAGACCCAAATGTTCCATAGTAAGCTGAGTTGTGGTTTACAAATGTTGGATTGTTTGACCAATTTAATTCAGAATACGGAGCTTTGCAAAGCATTCCCATTGTTGGAATTTTTGTCGTTCCTTGAAAATCAATTGAGAAAGATGCCGAGGGAAGTGTTGAGAAGCTTGAAATATCTTTGTGCAAGCCTGATCCGAAATGTGTCCACTTGTTTATTGTATCGGAGGAACCAGAATAATCAATACCATTATCCTCGCCTAATTGCCAAGAGCCTGTCAAGACAATAATTCCTTCTTGATAAAACACAAGACCAGCAACAGAACCAGATCCTGTTGAACCGGCAGGACCAGTTTGAATTAACTCTCCTCGTCTACCTCTATCAGTAAGTGTTCCTATTTTAGAACCAGAAACATAGTAATTTAGCTCAACAGAACCTTTCTTAATCTTTGACCCATAGAATATCGAAGGAATTGAAATAACGGACATTTCGGCCGTTCTAAGGTCTCTTTCTGGTAAAGGTGCAGCTGTTTTCATTTTAAAGTGAGGAGATTGAAAAGAGTATTTATCCAACAATCCCTCGATTGAATAAGGAACAGGATAGCCTTGATGTGTTGCATTATTAACAGACTCTTCAGGAAGTGCTGTTTTTACTCCGTGAATTACTCTACCATTATGCGGAGGAGTATTATTTTCAATTTGAATTGTGGTTAATCTTTCTTTAAAAACTTTGCTTGTTTGTTCAGGATAATAATATTGAGAAATTGTTCCAGACAGATTGTAAGAGACTGGAATCTCTTGTCCTTTGCTATATACAACATTGTATGCATATAAGCCATCAACAGATAATGCCGAAGGATAAGAACGATAACCATCTGCTGTTATTGAAGCTGATATCTCTTGTCCATCTGGTCTGTCGACGTTTATCTCATAAAGAGAAATATGTCCATCATCAACATGAAGAATGTTTGATTGGTTGGCTCCTGAAAGATCAGGAATTGAATCAATAACAACGGTGCCTGAGTGAATATAAAAGCTAGTCTCGGGATAAGCTTCCAAAGTATTCACAAAGACATCATTTTCTCCAAACTTAAAAACAGCCATAAGAGCCTCCTAGATTAATAGTCTAATCTAACTCGGAGGGTAAACTCTTGAGAAGGTGTTTTCTTCAAAGGCTCAGACAATTTTGCAACAGCCATTAATTCATTATTCGGAGAATAAAGACCGATTGTTGTAATATAAGAAATCGGATCAGCTGATGGATTGTCATCTTTTACAATTATCTTAGAACCTGATAGGTAAGTTGGATTAGTTGAGTAATTAAACTCGTTGTGATTTGCACGACAGAAGTAGATTGTTGAGTTTAACTCGGTTGTGTTATTGAAAGAAATGTTGTAAATTCTATTTCTCAAGTTGTTTCCGATTGTTTTAATTGTAAATTGATCTGTCATTTCATCAAAAGAAGAACTAGTATTTAAATTTGCATCGAAAAAGTTACAAGAACCTGAATCGTTATGAATAATTCCACCATCAGATTGATCTTTAAAAACAGAACCAGTAATGACAACAATACCTGCTTGATAATAAATCAAACCAACTGGATGATAAACATTCGACCCAATTGTGGTTACGTTTGTATCGTGTAATAGATATCCTGTTTGGTTTGAAGCAGTTGCATAAAGAATCGCATATTCTCCAGCAGGAGAGTTTACAAAGTAAGAAGTTTTAGCTCCAACATCAGAAATGGTTATTCTGTCTTGGAACAACGCTCCGGCAAAATCAACAGAAGAAGAGATACCTAACTCCATTGAGAAAGACTCTTTCTTGATTTCATCTTTAACAAGCAAACGAGAAAAAGGGATAATAAAGTTGTCTCTTAGTTTAGCTCCACCAGCAAGAATATTTCCATCTGCGTCGAATTCAAGAACTGAACCTGTTACATCATATCCTACAAGAATTTGAGCCATTTGATTGTAAACGTTCTTTTTCTTTTTGTATTGATTTACGCTTGTATCATAAACAGCAGAATTTGTTGACATACCATAAGTAATATCAAAAATGTGGTTTGCTGAAGAAGATAGATAAGGATAATCATAAACTGTTTGAAACATACCATGAGTATGAAACTTTATATTATTATCATTATAAGTTCCGGAAACAATTGTTCCCGTTAAAGGAATAGCTTCATGAAGAAGCGTTCTTGTTGAAACGATATCGTTTTCACCTAAATTTTTAAATGCACCTACATTAGCCATATTTTATCTCTCTTTATGTTGATTTAAATTTTACGAATCTTACAGGAACATCAATAGTGTACCCAGTATTCATTCCAGTAACTCTAACTAGTGTATCAATATGATATACTTCAGATGAGCTTCCTGCTCTGTTATCTAGTCTTGAAGTTGAACCAAGTTGTGTAAATAGATAAGTACTAGTTTGCAATGACAAAGAAGAGCCAATTTTGAATTCTAGAATTGTGCCTCTTGGTCCTTCAATTACTTGACCAGCACCACCTGTATCAGTGTTTGGATTATTGGTAATAACACCATCTTCTGAAGTTACTGTATAATAAGCAATATTATCATCGTCAATGTAATCTAAAGAAACATTTCCACCTGCAACAGTTCTGATATTTCCTAGTCTGTTATCTATTTGAATTGTGTAGCTTTCCTCAACCATATCAGCTGAAAGAGTTTGAGCTGGTGTAATAGCGTTTGTGTCTAAACCTTGGTCTAATCTTATTCTTCCACCGGTAGATGTAGTTTGTCCAAACAGAATACCAGCAACAGCTGTTCCTGTTGAATCATATCCAATACCATTTTGCGTTGAAGTGCTTCCGTTGTCATTTTCTGTTAATCCGTCAACAGCAACAATAAATGATCCACTTGAATGTCGAGCCGTTGTTGTTCCATCGATTATCTCATTCAACTTAATCACAGGAAGGTACAAAAGCTCTAGACTTTCATAAGTTACCAGTTTAGATTTCATTGAAACAGCGTTATCTGTGAAAGCTTCAAGAATTGGAGTTTGAAGGATTTCGAGATCATAATAAGCTGATCCGTTGGTGTTCGTAGTATCATACAAAGAATAGTCTACTTCCTCGTCTCCAAGTGCAAATTTTGTAATTTGAAAAGAACCGTCACCTTTAGCTAAAACTTTGCGACCATGGTCCGTTAATACAGCGTCTAATATTATGTCGCCAGAATTATCTAAAAAACCCATAAATTTCTCCCTAATATCATAATAAATAGTATTACTCAGTATTTTGAGTAATTTGTTTTGTTAATTTAAAATTCAAGTTAATGTCAATTTTCTTTCCAGTTTTTCTAGAAACTAATCTTAATTTGAATTTTGTGTTTGTATCCCATATTTTTTTATCAACAAGACCAAGATCTGGTAAATTATTGGGATCTGTTGGTTGGCCATATCCTCCAAACTCCTCAGATGTGACTAAAGTTGTTTGATAACTTGAAGGGACAACTTGTAATAGTTTTGCCATTGTTTTCTCAAGCATATATTTGTTTTGATCCGAAACATGAAAGTCAACAGTTTCAACGTGCAAGAAAGTATCATTTGCGTCTTTTGTCATATGTACTTTGTAAATTGGCGAGGGATTGGAATAATACCCGTATGTATTGAAACTTCTTATCATGTAGTAATAATCTTTAAATGGTTCAATTGTATCTTGAAAATGAGCCATAGTTGATTTATCTGATTCTACATTGAATGAGGAAGCGTTAGACCCAATGTCATAATAGCTTGTGGGATGTTTTTCCATTTTGAAAATTTGGAATTTTCCTCTTTCTGTTTCATATTGAAAACAAGAATCTCTTGTGGAGAATGGATCGTATTTTGCATAATTTAAATCAAAATCCTCCTCCTCAGATTGAGACACACCTCTGTAGCTTAGACTTTTATATTCATTCGAGGATAAATTAAGCATAACTTTTATCTTGTCTTTTTTGTTTTTAATATTTTTAAATTCTACTTGAGGTCTTGGGTGAGGTGGTTGCATTACTCTAGCTACAATTTCATCACTTATTGGGATTTCATAAAGCCTTGGTTGTTCTGCATCTGATAGGTCGACATTAACACCACCGTCATCTAGGTTTTCAATCATCAAAACATATGCAAAAGCTTTGTAAGTGTAATCTTTTTCAATCTTTACTTGTGTATCGCAAAAATCAACTATTCCTTCAGAATTAGGATACACCCAAAAATTTTGGTTTATTCCCTCACCAGTTTTGTTTATTCTTACAAAAACAATTTCTCCATTATGATTAAGTGTTTTAGTATACGTTTCATCATTGTAAGAATCTACTACTATTTCTTTTTCTTCCGGTCTTATTAGAGCTACATGATTGTCAAACCAATCTTCATCTATTTCTAATGCATCAAAATAATCCCAAAGATCATAATATCTTATTTTTGTTGGTTCGTTGTTTAGAAGAACATCTCTTTCTTTTAGTGGAGATGCTCCTTGAATCATATCAGCAACAAACTTATACATGTATTTATTTTCACGCAAAAACTTTTTAAAATTATTTCCAACATTTATTGGTGTTATTCCCAAGTTTGATATTTTAATATTAATTTTATTTGGAAAAACTTTTCCAACTGAAGGTCCGTTTAAGTAAAAAGGAGAGTAAGATGTTAATACAATATTTTCAAATCTTGTTACATCTCCTGCTAAATCATTAACAACAGGTTCTGGAGAATTTACATTACTACTTCTAAAAAAATTAAAATCTGTAAAGTATCTTCTTCTATCAAATTCATCAGAGTCGATTGATAAAGTGTTTGTGTTAAAAAGCACTAAACGTTCAAATTCAGGGTGTTCATTTAGATTAAAACTGGTTTCTAAGTAGCAGTTTGGCAATTGCAATTCTGATAACAAAACATCAGAATAATCTTCAAATTGTTCACTAATGTATTCAAATACTGGTTTTACTAAAATCTCAGGATTTATTGTTTCTGAGATTTGTCCTAAATCTGTACCTTCTGCTTCTGCTGTAATATTAATAGCCACGTCTTCTTCCTGTTCTATTTGTTCTTCTAGTTGGTTGTCTTGTGTTTTCACTTGATTGTTGTCTAGATGTATTTGTTCTTCTAGTTGGTGTTCTAGTTGGTTGCGTTTCGGTCCTATTATTTAAAGGTTGTTTTGCCTTTTCTCTTTGTTTTCTACTATCTTTAATTTCCTTGCGTGTAGGCTTCTTTGGCTCTACTTTTGGTTTTAATTTGTTTACTTCCTTAGCCTTAATCTCTTGTTCTTTCTTTTGTTCTATTTGTTGTTTATTTCTAATCTTTTCAACCCTACCCGTTTTGGGCTTAGATACGGAAGGTCTTCTAGAGCTTCTTGCTCTTTTGACTATCTTAATTGGCTCTCTATCTTCACTCTGAATAACTAGGCTAGTTCTTATGAATGATTCTTCTAAATCTATTGTGTTTATCATTTGATCATAAAGTACTGCTAATGTATTAGAACCGTTGTATTCTTGTAATTCTTCTCTGGTAAAGTCCCAATTGTCAGGTATTATAAGTACACAAGTGTTTACCGCAGAAAAACGATTAAATTCGTTGTCCTCGACAACAACATCATTCTCTATGTATTTGCTTAAAATACAATATGTAGGCTTATCCAGTCTTCGTAATTGAGCTAAACTTCTCTCGATAGGGTTTCTGCTATTCATCATAACTCTATTTCTTTTATCTTCTTTAGCTTCAGATAGAATCTCTAGCTTGTAGATGTTTTCATACATTAAGCTTTTCTTGTTTGGTTGGTTTTTCAAGAATTCATTTTTATCAACACCATATACTTCGTCTTTGTAAGTAAGATCTTTAAGATGTACAGGAATTCTTTGGATTTGTGTCGAACCCTTTGAAGAAAATATATTACCATCTTTATTCTTTGCAAAAAGCTTTTTATTCTTATTGTAACCCATCGTTCTATTTTTAGACACTGAAGTTAGTTTGGGTGCATTTGAAGAAGTTCTTTGTCTTTCTTTGACTTTATCTTTGGCATCTAAATTAGTTTGAAAAGGTGAATCTTCTCCTAATTGTTTAACAGGATCAATTGTTTCAGCTTTGTCTTCAACATATCTTTGCACTAAAAGTCTTGAAAATCCTAAATTAAAATCTAGTTTTTTATTTGATTCTTCAACAATTGTCTTGATCTTTTCTTCATCTATATTCTTTAGTTGTTCCGTATCGTATCTATTGTTCTTGAAATTAATGGCTCTAGGGCCTAGGTACAACACATCTCTATCTAAATTTCTAATATTTTCAAACTCACTAGTGTTGACCTCGTATCTTTCCGCCTCTGCTGTTAACAATTGTATCAAACTGGAAACTCTGACCAATGGAATCTGCTTGTCTACATCTGTGGTTGGAAACATATCTAGAGTTCTCGGATTTGTTTTGAAATTAACTTTGTAGACCTTTTTGACTTGAACTGTGTTCTTGTCAAGATTAGGTTTTGCATTTGTTCGACCTTTGCCAAATTTATCATTTTTCCTAATGTTATACAGCTTTAAAAACCTTTCTGCTTCTTTAGAATAGAAATTGATAACTTTCTCGCAACTATCAGGTGTAACCGCTCTTGGATTTAACATATTGAAAATGTTTGACAATAATTCTTGCTTCTCTTGTTGAGGTATTTTTGTATTGATATTGATTATCTTTTCAAACGTTTTTATCGGAGAATACCACAATTCAATTCTCCTAGAATAGTTTTCTCTAAACATTGTGCTTGTTTTCATTCTATCTTTGTCATAATTCATTGGTTTCTTGAGAAGAGCATGGTACTTTGTCAAGTTTGCTTTTGACTTCTCTATTTCTCTTTGTAAGCTTTTAAGATAGTTTGTCGTTGGATCATCAAATTCTATTGCAACTTTAATTTGATAAATTTGTTTTTTGTTTATTTGACAATTAAAAGTTCTTAACTCATTCTCTCTGTTTAGTACTAATTCTTCAACGATAGCCTCTATCTTTCCTACTCTATCATCTCTGTTGCTTAACATTCTTGTTTCGTTACCTCTAACATCAGTGTAAATGGTTTTAAGAAGTCCATTTACTTCCATTGTTTTAGAGATACGTTTAAATTCTTTATTTGTTTTTGTGTTATAGAAAATAGAAAAATCTTTAATTGTTGACCGCATTGAGAGGTTATAGAATAAGTCTTCATTTATCATTGACATCTTTTTGTTTAAAGAATAGTCCTTCATTATTTGAAACTTATTAATGTCAAAGATAAAATTGAAACCTCCATTTTCGCTTTGAGAATGAACCAATTCTCCAAAATGATAGTTTGTTAAATCTCTCTTGTCTTTATTATATTCTTTTGTAGGCAAACTTAATTGTGAGCTTTGCACTCTTTTATCTTTGATTTTTAAGTTTGACGTGTCTATTCGATCAAGCAAAGGATGCTGTTCAGAGGTGTGGTAAGAACCACCCATAAAGCCACGAGAAGGGTGTTTGTGGACCGGTCCGTTCCAAATTCGACTTGTACCCCTTTCAACAAAGTAGAAAGCTTTCTTGACCGTTTTTCCTTCGATTAATACCAGCTCTGATGTTACTGGACCGTTTGTGTAATCATCTCTCATTTCTTTATAGATGCAAGCAAATAAAGCCGCATGATCTTCTTTAGATCCTAATTTAAATTTTACATTATAATAAATCTCTGTTTCTTCTTCTTTGCTTAGTTTGACGCGCCGAGAGGACAAAGACTGATATTCAACTTTTGATGGATCATATCCGGGCAAACTTCTAAGTTTTCTAGGATTTAGTACACCACCTTGTTCTGTTAACACTTGTGTAAATTTAGGATCTTTTGACAATACCAAAAGTATTGTTTTCTTTGGATTTCTTTTAAAATCAGAAAAATAAGGAATGCCTAAATGATTTAAACCATCATACACTTTCAATGAGACCTTCAGGTGAGCTCCCATATCTTGTCTTGTTTTTCCAGCATGGTTTACAGCATCTATTTCGATAGAATCAAAATAAACATTTGGAAGATTTTCTTCGCCAATTAAATCTAAAATCATGATTCCACCTCGTCATCACATACATCGTCAGCACATTGATCAGGACCTTCACCGCCACTATCTGGTGTAAGAATAAGATCTTTACAATCGATATCAATATCTATTCCAAGATCAAGCGTAATATCGTCAACGCCTTCAAGTTGAGCAACCGCTTGACAGATATCTTTTATTGCAATTTCTTCATCAACTCTAAGATCAAAATAATACTCAACAACGTCTGGTGTTGTTTCAAGTTCTATGAATTCTTCTTGTTCTTCTTCATCCATCAAGATATCTTTGATAATTCTCTTTGGTTTGTTTAAGAATTTTAGCTGTTTCCAATTGTTTGAGGTATTTGCGTTTCCTTCTTGAACATACTTGAAGACTTGAATGTCAAAAGCTTCGTCAAATTCAAAAGCATTTCTTTCATATATTCTTGACAATAACTGGTCTTCTTGAATGTAGATATAGGTACCATCTGCTTCAACTTCTGGTGGAGGAAGATTTAAGGAAGATAATTTATTAGTTATCTCTTGATAGTCTCCATCCGAGGTTCTCTTTAAGGTTGCAAAATATTCAATCTCAACATCAATTTGTGGAATATTTGTAACCAAAGATGGAGTGTCAATATCATTTTGGTATTCAACGGACGAGGATACCTCAGAATTCGTTGTTCTTGTTGCCTTGGTGATTTCCCCTCGGAGATTAAGAACGTCCCAAAATGGGGCATTTTTCTTTGAGGAATTGGATGTTCCAATGGTATTCTGAAAGAACTTTGTGTTTAAATCTGATAAAGGGCTGTATTTGTCGTATGGCTGCGTTAAAGCATCTAGAGCTGCTTGATCGTTGTAATCTATCTCATCATATTCATTATCATTTATTGTTGTCTCAACAGAATTCATGGTATAGTGAGGCTTTAGCGAAGGGGTTTCATCTATAATCCTTGCTTTTATCTCGTCATTTGATTCTGTGAAGTTTGCAGCATCAGAGTCGTAGATAACATCATCATCAAGAAAAGCATAATAAACGGGCTTCAATTTGCCTTTGGACAACAGATGTCTTCCGTAAGGCGTTAGTTTGAGGTCCAATACTTCTTCTTTCTTATCAAAAAATGACATTAATCTTCTCTAAATATATATGGCTTTGTCACAAGCTTCTTTTCTTCTTTAGATGTTTGAACATCAACGTTAGAAAATTCCACCTCTGCGTCTAATTTAATTAGTTCAACCATAGAAAAGAAATCATAAGGCCAATTGTAAGATACATCTGATTTTTTACCTGTTGAGTCAACGGTAAAGTTGGTGTTTCCATCCGAATCTCTTGATTCGTTTCTTTGGAACATTTTTTCAAAGTAGTTCGATTTTGCTCTTTTCTTAACTTTGAAAACCATCCATTGAATATCTGATGGTAAATCTGTTAATTCTGATACGATATTTCTTTCAATTCCGTTTTCGGTTTTCTTTGGATCTGCTCCTTTTCCTAGGAACTCTTCTGCAAAAAGAGCGTGAGATACTGTCGCTTCTGCTGTTTCGTGCACTTCTCCGAGCTTTGGAGGCAAGTTCTGCCAAATATCTGCTAGGTCTTGTTTTGTAAATTCGTGAGAAAATTCAAACACATACATTGCAACAGGTGCAATATCTTTATTTCTTTTATAATCAAATTGTGGAGGAAACACATATTTATCCAATTGCTGTGTTAGTTTAAACACGGTTGGACTAACAGCTTCTTCAACACCACTGATTGCGTTAGCAACATCATTTTTATTTAATTTAAAGAACTCTCTAAACCCATTGCGATTAACAAAAGGAACAGCAACAACAGCTTCTTCAATTAATTTTGTATTTTTAATTTCTCCAACTCTAATTGCATCAGTTGAAAATCCGCAAAGATCAACAAGAGAACCGGTGTTATTTAAATCTCCAAGCATAGCACCTTCAATCCAGTTAGATGGAATATCAGTAACTTGAATAAATATTCCTTCATCAGTTCTTTGAGGGAGACGACCATATTGATGCCACATTCCAATTGGAACAGACGCGGATGCGTGATATGGAGGCATAGTTAGATCTTCATGAGATAAATGATTAAAGTTAAGAGTTGGTGTTTCCCATTTTGATTGAATAATCCAGCGATATTTAGATTCTATTTGTGTATTAATTGTAAGATTCTCTGAGTCTTCTAGAAGAATACCTCGAGAGAAAATATTCATTGACGATGGAATCTGCATAGCTCTGTCATTAATTCTTAATGAATCAGAGTCTATATTAAGGGTTGCACTAGAAGCAGATAAATAATGTCTATAGAATTCTACAGAAGAATTGTTAATAATTTCAGATAATGAATATTTTTTTGCACCTTCTGGTGGTTTAAAGAAAACATCTGCCCAGGCTTCTCCATGATAATATGGAGGAGTAAATTCATAATTTTCACCAACAATAGAGTTGCTAGCAGTAGTGTCAAATGCAGCTGCGTTGTAATTTTTATCTAATTCATAAGAAAAATCTAACGATCCTTCAAACTTAAATAATTTCCAAGCACTTGGACTCCAAGGAGATGAGGGTGTATATCTTTGACCATCATCTGCTGTTGCTGGGCCAAAAGCAGAAGGTCTTGAATACATTGTAAATGACTCTCCCATGGCTCCATTATCTTGAGGTATTCCATAAGTTGTTCCATTGTAGGGCGTCTCTGTTCCTTTTGAACCAGTTATTGAACGAAACATCTTTATCCTCATTCCGTAGACTTTTCCGGGCTGAACATTTCCAAAGTTTGGATCTCCTTCTGGTAAAGAAGTGATTGTTGTGTACCTTTCATTTTCTAAGAAAAAGTCTCCAACTTCAGAAACAAAATTGTTTATCATCAATTTGTATAACTCATCTCCTTGTCCTGTCCAAGTCGATTTTATTTTTGGTGAGTTTGTATCAGCCTCTATAGAAAATAATTCATAATTTGCTAAATGTTTCTCAGGCTCCATTAAAGCTTCAAAAGGAACTCTCTTATCAAAAGTATCATTTATTACATTTCCTCCTATACCAAATGAGCTTGTATAGTAAGAATCAGTCATGACGGGAAAATCACATGCAATACCCGATTTTATTGAATTAAATAAAATTCCAGGTGAAAACAAAGGAGTCATTAAATTTTGAGATATGTATTTTGATGTTGAAGATACTAATGCAATTCCATCGGAAACAGAAGATCCATCTGGGTGTTCATCCCATGAAGATCCCGATACAAAGAAACCATAAGAATCGTAAAATTGTTTTGCTAAGTCAACTGTTCTTTGACAAGGATAAAAACCTTCATATGGCAAAAACTTCTTTATTGCTTTACATCTGAGTGTGATTCTTGTTGGTGTTACTTTATTTTCAAAGTCTTCTTTTACAATCTCAAAGTTTTTAAGAAAATCTGTTGTTGAATAAACTTTAAAGAAGTCTTGGTCGGAAGACTTTGCGTAATCTTGGTTTCCGCCTTTAACATCAAGAAAGTCCAATTTCTGTGAAGTAAAACCGTTTGTCAAATAGTGATTGACATGATCAGAGATTCTAAACTCGGGAACAACCGAGTATCCTTTTCCTAAACCTCGAAATGACTCCGCCCATTCATCATATGAATCTGGGAAAGGTTTTTTTGGAGACAACTGAAAATTCCCATCGGTATTGAAAAAACCTGCCATGTCTGGTGCTTCCCAAGCAGCATGCCCTGTATATTTAGAACAATTGCCAATGGTTCCACCTGAAAGGTTTGTAAAGAAAGGGTTTCTAACTGAGGTTGAGGCTGTTAAAGTATGAGGTCTTGCATACAATATTGAAGCAGAGACACTAGTATCTACAGAGATAGTATCTTGAATATGTGTAGCAAATAAAGAATAAGAATTTTGAAGAACTCCAGCAGCTCCAGATGTATTATATCCATTTGCTCCTCCGTAATAATTTGTTGTTGGAAGAGTTGTAAAATTTTCCTCAGCATCAAGAGGCCAAAAAGATTGTGATGGTATATAATAACCAAAACCATTGTTTAGATCTAATTCCGTTCTTAAAAATCTTCTATCTCTCCATATTTTTGAAGAGTAATTTGGTCTTGTTCTATGGTTTCTTGAGTGTGTGTAAATGTTTTTCGGAAACACAGATTGTTTAAGTGTTAATTTATCAAATGATTTAAGAGGAGTTGTTTCTCGGTCGGTCAAGGCTTTTAAATCCTCGTAAGTTTCAGAGTTATCCAATTCTCGAGATGTTTCGACATTTATTGCTTTGTTTTTAAAGAATTGAGTTTCGTTTGAGTAAGTTCCTTTGATAGAAAGTTTCTCATCGTCAAAGCCATCAGATATTGTTGCAATCATTTCTAAAGGCTTATGTTGTTCGGATACAGGAGTTTCAGTAAGATTTTGAATGTCTCCGTACTTTGTCTTATGAGTTGATAAAATTTTTCCATCTTTTATATTTGTGATTGTGTCACCTTTTTCGGAAACAAAAGAAAATGTGTTATCTTTATTGTGAGCTCTCATA